CTCCACCAACTGCTCGAGCTCGCTGTAGTCCGAGGCCGCCGCCACCTTATCTGCCCAGTCGCGCGCGACCTCCTCGCCCTTTCCCAGCTCTCGCGCGACCTCCGGCAGCGCCCGCGCCCAGTCCACCATCGCCAAGTGCGAGGGCGTCGACTGTATCTGGGCGAGGTCAAGCACGTCAGCGCCCTCGTCGAGGTGGCCGAACATGTGCACGCGCACCAGATCAAAGGCGTTGACCGCACGCCCAAGGCACGGGTCGGTGGCGTGCTTGTTAATGAGGTGCAGGCGGTCGTCGGTGATAAACGCCCCGCCGGGCGCGCCGCCCCCCTTCTTGTAGGTCAGCCTGCGCGCGTTATCGTCGCTCTCGAACGTGAACCTGTCCGAGAGCCAGCGCACCATGATCTCCTCAAAGCTGAACGCACGACAGAAGGCGCCGATCACGCCGGGCTTCTCGCGCGGGTCAGCCATCGCAATCGAGCTCCCCGAGCCCACTTCGCGCATGGGCTGCGCCTCGATCTGCAGGTCAACCGAATCGAACCAGCCGACCGACACGCCTGAGCGCACCGCGACGGGGTCATCCACGCCATCCTCAAACACGGGCGCCGCGGTGAAGTGAGCCTGCACGGGGTTAAAGACCGAGTGATCCACGTCCATATGCAGCGCCCAAGCGCGCAGATCCGCGCACGAGCGAGGCTCGCTGAGCCAGAACCAGACGTGCGCCTTGAGCGTGCCGGGCTCACGCCCCGCGGAGGACGAGAGCTGCCAGTGGTACTGCGCGCCGTGAAAGCACGCCGGCAAGATCTCGGCCACCCACGCATCAATGGCCACCTCGGGCGCGCCGTCGTGCTGGTACTTATCAATGTCGAACATAACCGCGTGCAGCGCCTGATCCTTAAAGTTGGCGAGCGCCTTGCGCACGTAGCCGGGATACTCGGGCGCTTCTGCCAGCTCGTCACCCACGTACGCCCCGCGTATCATGCACACGTCAGGCATGGGCTCGATGCGCTTGAGCATCGCGCTGAGCTCAGCAAAGCTGCTAACGCTCTCCTCGCGCATCTTGAAGTTCTTCGCATCCTCGTAGCCGTCGACGGTGTTGTCCGCGCGCCACAGCTTGGTCATCCTGCGCCCGCGCATTGTCTTGAGTAAAACTATCGTGTCTGTCATGGTGTCTCTCCGTGTTTAATCGTTCTGCTCTGACCACCAAGTCGCTACGTCAGGGCGTAGCATCCTCTTCGTAAACTCGCCGTTTGTGATAGCCTCTACACGCTCGGCTGCGGTGGCCGAGATGCGCCCCCGATTGACCCACCCCATCACCACCTGAGGCGTAACATCCAAGAGCTCGGCAAGCACGGTCGGTGAGCCCGCCCAAGCGAGCAAACGAACCAGCTCACGCCGCTCGTGCTCCTCGTGTTGCTCCTTAATTGACTTCATACAGCCCCCATAAAAATTTAATTGTACATTTATAATTCCGTTTATGATACTATTTAAATTCATTCAACACGGGGGACACAATGTTCACTATTCAAATCGAGGCGCAGACGCTCCCAGAGCTGCACCAAAAACTAAACGACTTGGCACAGAAGCTCGCACCGAGCACCACCTACTCGGCCGTGACGACCGCAGCGGCTCCTGTGGGGTTAACGCTCACGGTAGAGCCGAGCGCGGGCAGCGTGACTGTGGCCAAACCTAAGAAGAAAAAAGAAGCGCAATCAATAAGCCTTGAGGACCTGCGCGCGCTGTGTGTGAAGGTCGGCTCGATTGTAAATAGTCAGGCCGTCAAGGCGCTGGTCACGGCTTACGGCGTAGCGAACGTGAACGAGCTCACCGACGAACAGCGCGACGACTTGGCCGCCAAGCTAAGAGACTGCCATGAGTGAGCACGCCTACCTCGGGTGCTCCAACAGCGAGCAGTGGTTAAACTGCACCGTCTCAGTCCGTCGTGAGCAGGCGTTCCCAGACGAGCACAGCACGTACGCGGAGGAGGGTCGCATCGCGCACGATCTGGCCGAGCGCGCGCTGGTTACAGGCAAGAGCCCTCAGGACCTGACGGGGCCGTACAACCAAGAGATGCGCGACGCGGTGCAGGTCTACATTGACTACATAAAAGATATTCCCCCGCACGACCACATGATCCCCGAGATCAAACTTGACGTGAGCCCTTGGGTGCCGGAGGGGTTTGGTACGAGCGACTGCATCGTCATCAGTGGCCAGACACTCCACGTCATTGATTTTAAGTACGGCAAGGGCGTGGCCGTGAACGTGAAGAAAAACACCCAAGCCATGCTCTACGGGCTGGGGGCGTTAAATGAGCTGGACATGATCTATGGCCCCTTCGTCGATGTGGTGCTCCACATCGTGCAGCCCCGCATCTATAACATCAGTAGCTGGAAAACTAGCGTCGAGGATCTCTTTGAGTGGGGGCGCGAGATCAAACCTACCGCCGAACTTGCCTTCGAGGGTAAGGGTGTCGCAGTGCCGGGTAGCCACTGCAAGTTCTGCCGAGCACGTAACGCGTGCCGCGAGCGCGCCGACATGATGATCAGCATCGCTGTGGAGCAGCCCAAGGGTGAGATGATGTCCGACGAAGAGCTCGCGGGGGTCTATCCAAAACTTGCAAGCGTCATCACTTGGGCAAACGACCTGCAGGACTACTGCCTAAAGCGCGCCGAGTCTGGCGTAAAGCTCCCCGGCCTGAAGTTGGTTGAGGGTCGCAGCGTGCGTAGTTGGTCAGACGATGCTAAAGTTGCGGACAGGTTGCTAAACAACGGCTTTATGCCAAGTCAGATTTACGCAACAAAATTACTAGGTATAGGTGCCATCGAGACCCTCGTTGGCAAGACAAAATTTACTGAGTTGCTTGGGGATGTCGTGACCAAGCCGCCCGGTAAACCCACGCTGACAACGATCGAGGATGATCGGTCTGAAATCAGCAAAAATGATGCAGCGCTCGCCGAGCTGCTGCGTTCTTAAACACGTTAAAAAGGTAATCACATGGCAACCGCTAAAATCCAAGTAACTCGTTCTAACCGCGTCAACACACCAAAGGCTCGTGCGTCGTATCCGCACGTATTTAAGCCCACGGCGTTTCAAGGCGAGGGTGAGCCCAAGTATTCGATCAGCCTGCTCGTACCAAAAAGCGAGAAGGAGTTTATCGAAAAACTTAAAGGCGCACAGGCTCAGGCCATCAAAGAACTCTACCCAGCAAAGATGCCCGCTAATTTTGAGCACTGGGGCATCGTTGACGGTGACGAGCTCGATGACCAATCCGCCAAGGGCAACTGGGTCGTTAAGGCAAGCAACAAGCAGCGCCCACGTATTGTTGACGCCCAAGGCGCCGACATCCTCGACGAGCTCGAGGTCTACGGTGGCTGCTACGTGCGCGCCAGCCTGAACGCTAAGGCCTACGGCACCTCGCAAAAAGGTGGCGTGACCTTGGAGCTCAACGTCGTGCAGAAGGTCGCGGATGGCACACCGTTCGGTGGCGCAGCCAAGGCCATGGCCGACGCAGTGAGTGAGTTGGGCGCGTACGACGCCGACGCAAGCTGGTAAGTTAGTTACAGGTCGCCGGACACCTGATCCAAAAGTCCGGCACCAACACAGGACACACGATGGACACCGTAGCACTAGACATTGAGGTTTACAGCAATTACTTCCTATTGATGATTAAGGGGGGCAAGCGCTGCGAGTACTTTGAGCATCCTTTAGATAAGGTGCGGGTGCTTAAAATTTTAACCAGCGTGCGGGTGGTGACGTTTAACGGCAACAGCTACGACATGCCGCTCTTAAACTACGCGCTTGAAGGCGCGAGCACCAAAGAGATCAAGATCGCGTCTGACGAGATTATCTTAAATGACAGACGGCCATGGCAGCTCGATTTAAAGCCCGTCAAAGACGTCGACCACATCGACTTAATTGAGGTCGCGCCGGGGCTCACGGGGCTCAAGACCTACGCCGGGCGCATGGGCGTCAAGCGTATGCAGGATCTACCGATCGAGCCCTCGGCCAGTATCACACCTGAGCAGCGCCCCCTGCTGCGCAGCTACTGTGAAAATGACTTAGACAACACCCTAGAGCTCTTTAAACGACTGCGCCCTCAGATCGAGTTGCGTGAGCGCTTGAGCGAGCAGTACGGCCAAGATCTGCGCAGCAAGTCCGACGCGCAGATCGCCGAGGCCGTGATCAAGGCTGAGGTCTCGCGCGAGCACCCCGTGGGCAAGCCCCGCGTCACGATCGGCAGGGTATTTAAGTACGAGGTGCCAGACTTCATATCGTTTAGATCGAGCACGATTAACTTTGTGCGCGAGTGCAACTTCGTAATCGCAGAGAACGGCGCGCCCAAGTGCCCCGAGCTGGATAACCACCGCGTGGCGATCGGGGAGTCGGTCTACCGCATGGGGGTGGGCGGCCTGCACAGCACCGAGAAGCGCGCCACGCATATCATTGAGCCAGACGAGTTCTTGGTTGAGCGCGACGTGGCG